ATGAAGCAATAGAATATCATTGCCATCCAATGATTTCTAATGAGCCAATGTAATGATATTGGTAATTTATTATCGTTCAACAGCAGAGATATTTTGACGAATTGCAGACACAAAAAAGGAGCCCGAAGGCTCCTAAGATTGATTGATTATAGTTGGATGAAAGTATATTCGCCGAAGATTGATATGCCAGACTTCTTCAAGTCAGCCCGTATCTTGAACCAGTTCTTGGTGCCCTTGTCTTGGATGCCATTAGCTGCCATGCCCTTGCAGATTGAACTAAATGGAGTTCCGTTGACTGTGATGCCGATTTTGCCTTGGGCAATCTTTTTTGGTTCATCATTCTTTTTTGGTTCCTCAGCCTTCTCAGCTTTCGCTTTTGCCTTGGCTGCTCGTTCCTGTCTTGCTTTCTCTTCTGCTTCAGCTCGTTCCTGTCTTGCTTTCAGATTGGCTTGACGTTTGGCCTCAGCTGCTACTTCACGGTTGATTGTCTCAGCATCCATCATAACGTAATTGGGATGCATAACTTTCGCTTTAGCCTCATCTCTGTCCATGCCATGGCATTTTATCCAGTAGTTGATGTTATTCTTAACAGTGGCCAAATCGCGATGAGCTTGAGTGCCTTCAGTTGCTTTAGTTCTTTGTGTCATGGTGTAACTCCTGATTGATTAGATTGATTGGTTGGCTTCCTAAGAAACCAAGGCCATCTTATCATATAGAATGGACATGTACACCCCCCCTCATTAAAATAAATGCAAAATAATTCTATCATTATATGCCAGGCTCTAAGGCCCGAAGTCATTGGACTTCATTGGACTTCATTGGACTTCATTGGACTTCATTGGACTTCATTGGACTTCATTGGACTTCATTGGACTTCATTGGACTTCATTAGCTAAGTCGTTGATTTTTAAGGACTATTTTACCTCATGTCAATTTTTTATATGCAATGGGTGGGGGTGATGCTGTTACAAGTTTTTCAGACACTCCACCTCTGATATAAAATGCAATTTCAAAAAAAATTTTTTGCAAACCTAGAATTTAGTATAAAATGCAATTTCAAAAAAAATTTTTTGCAAATCTAGGATTTAGTAAAATGCGATTTCAAAAAAAATTTTTTGCAAACCTAGGAAAAGATTCGTTGTTTTTACTTAATTACTTTACAGTAAATAATTAAAATAGTTCTTGACTTTATTACTTACATATGATATAATTCACACATAGTAAGTGAGGTTTTACATGCCAGAAATGATTTACACTCCATCGACCACAGGGAGAAAGTTCCACGATGCCAGAGATGTAGACTCCGGGTTTGTACGAGCGTTACTTGGTCCAATTGGTAGTGGTAAGTCAGTTACATGTGTTTTAGAGCTATTAATGATAGCTATGGAACAAGAACCTGACAAGGAAGGTATTAGACGTACTAAGTTCGCTATTATACGTAACACGTATCGTGAATTATTAGATACAACAATAGCAACCTTCTTTACATGGATACAAGAAGACTCTGGGCATTTCTCAAGTCTGAACATGGTATTTACGATGGAACAACCATTGGCTGATGGCACTATAGTTCAAGCAGAGTTTTTGTTTAGAGCGTTAGACAAACCAGATGACATTAAGAAACTTTTATCACTTGAGATAACTGCAGCCTGGATAAATGAAGCTCGTGAGATTTCTAAGAGCGTTATGGACATGGTACAAGGTCGGGTTGGTCGCTATCCTCCACCAGTACTTGGTGTACAACCTACGTTCTTTGGTGTAATACTGGATACTAACCCACCTGACTCAGATCATTGGTGGTACACTCTCTTCGAAGAGATACAACCAGACAACCATAAACTATTTACGCAACCATCGGGTGTATCTGATGAGGCTGAGAACATAAAGAACCTGCCTCGTAACTACTACAAGAACATGATGGCAGGCAAGACACAGGACTGGATCAATGTATATGTTAAAGGTATGTACGGTTTTATAGCAGATGGTAAACCAGTATGGACAGAGTACAATGACCAGATACATTCATGTACTGAGACGTTTACTCCTGACTCTACTCGTACACTGTATATTGGTATAGACTTTGGTCTAACACCAGCTGCAGTTATTGGTCAGACCACAGCATCTGGTAGGATGGTGGTCTTTGATGAGCTATGTACGTTCGACATGGGTGCTATGTCTTTTGGTAGACTGCTTCATGAGAGATTAACTACAGTATATCGTGACTTCAAGGCTATAGAGGTGTACGCTGACCCTGCTGGTGTACAAAGAGCTCAGACGGATGAGATGACACCGTTCATGATTCTTGCCAATCAAGGTGTTAATGCATGGCCGACGTATACCAATGACTTTACTATACGTAGAGAGGCAGTTGCAGACTACATGATGCGATTAGACTTCAATGGTAAACCAGCTTTCTGTGTATATTCATCCGCACCCACAGTTCGTAAGGCGTGTGCTGGTGGTTATAAGTATAAACGTATGCAGGTATCAGGGCAAGAACGATACCAGGACGTACCAGACAAAGGTAAGTACTCTCATGCTGGTGATGCCATGCAATATCTGTTTCTAGGTGCAGTAGGCGGAGACAGAGTTGTTGGTGGGTATGGAGACAAAAAGATCGACTATTCGTATTCTAACTTAGGTATTATATAATGTTTTATAATTACCAATATGAGATACTGAATAAACCAGAAAAGACCTTTCATGAAAAAAGAGAGTTAGTAAAACAACTTATTAAACTTAAAATTAGAGGCAACAAAATGGCTAAAGCAAAAACACAACCAAAGAAACCTATGCCAATGCCTGGCAAGAAAAAAGGAGCATGCTAATGGCTGGTAAAATTTACAAAAACTCTTTTAAATTAAATGAAGCATGGGGTGATGGACGTAGAGCAGCACAAACTGGTGCGCTAATTGGTACCAACCCATTTTCTGTCGGAGTTCCTGCTTATCAAGCATGGATAGCTGGTTTTAACAATACTTTCGCATAATGTCTGCATTTGATAAATTTTTAGCTTCATTAAATCCTATTGGAAGTGCGGAAGCTCAACCCTTAATGCCTGGTGCACTAGGTTATCCTTATGCTAAAGCACAATCAGCTGCTTTAGCACTAGGACATGGTGCGTCAGACAAAGACATTTGGAAAAGATTTGGGCTATATAAAAGCCCAATGGAGAATGGTAGTAATGCTTTAGTTGGAGAGATACCAGATACTAATGCAAGCCTCAAACCTGGTAAAGCTAGAACAATAAGTGATGTATTAGACCATCCAGCATTATTTAACAGTTATCCAGACTTAGCAAAAATACCAGTAAGCTTAACCAGATATAGTGAAGATAAGTTACCTGCACAAAGAGGTCGTACGCTACTAGATGCTGATAAGAGTATAGCTCTTAATATAAAAGCTAACTACGCAACTGATGCACAAAAGAAAGATACATTATCGCATGAGTTTACACATGCAATACAACATGAATATGGATTTCCAAGTGGTACAGACTCTAATAGTCAGTCTTATGGTACTTATATAGATTCACCTGGCGAAGAGCAAGCACGTATGACTGAACTTAGAGCATTAATGACACCTAAAAATTTAGCTAAAGAGTCTCCAAAAACTACTATAGAACGTATGAGAAAGTATGGATCAAGCCAATCTTCTATTATACAAGAATTATTAAAATGAAAAATAAACTATCTGAGAGCGACATTCTTGCTATTATAGCAAATGAACTTAGTAATGCTAATATTACTACTTCAAGTCCAGCAATGCTGCAAGACCCACTTCTGTATTATCTTGGTTTACCAAATGGTACAGAGCAAGAAGGTCGTTCATCAATAGTATCTACAGATATAGCAGATGCTATTGAATGGATAATGCCTCAAATAATGAAGTCATTTACTCAGAACAATGAGGTGGTAGTATTTGACCCAATTAGTGAAGCAGACGAACTGCAAGCTAGTATAGAATCTGAGTATGTATATGATGTTCTAATGAAGCAGAATGATGGGTTTGTATTAATCCATCAATTTGTAAAAGATGCACTTATGCAGCGTAATGGTATGCTTAAAGTGTATTATGAAGAATCAGTAGAAACAAAAGTATATAACTATACTGGATTGACAGAAGATCAGTTGCATATAATTGTAGCTGACAAAAATACAGAGATAAAACAGTTAACTCCTAATCAGTATATTGATGAACAAGGACAACCACAAGTAATATATGATGTTAAGTTATCTGTTACTAACAGAGATGGCAGAGTAAAAATTGATGGGGTAGCACCTGAAGAATTTAGAGTTAATTCACAACATAATTCTATTGACTTATCAAATGCTAGATTTACGGCTCAGATAGTTAACAAATCATTATCAGATTTGCGTGAAGAAGGATTTAAACAATCTGAAATTGAAGATATTGCATCATCTGACTTAATACGTTCATCATATCGTTTTAACTATCAAAACGAACCAACTCTTATACCTTCTACACTTTCGCAAGATGATGCTAATAAGTTAGTTGAGATTGGTGAGTGCTATATGAAACTTGACATGGATGGCTCAGGTATAGCGGAACTTATGAAAATAACTGTAGCAGGTGTAGAGCCTCCTACAAAAATACTTAGTATTGAATCTATTGATAGCAGTCCTTGGATTGCTACAACTGCTATTTTAATGTCACACAAGTTTCAGGGGTTATCAGTATATGATAGACTTAAACAGATTCAAGACAATAAAACAGCAATTATCCGAAACATTATGGATAATATGTACCTACAAAATAATCAACGAAACGTTATTCTTGAAGGTCAAGTTAATCTTGATGACCTTCTTGTCTCTCGCCCTGGCGGCCTCATTAGAGCTAAACGACTAGATGCAATACAACCACTAGCTACGCCACAAATTGGTGATGCAGCTTTTAGTATG